GATGATAGCATGGCATCAAAAAAATTTTCGCTAGAATCAATCCTCTCTCTAACTGATGGAATCACCGCACCAATGGCGAAAATCCAAACCAAAATGATGGGCTTTTCGAAGACGATGAAAAAGCATTTTGGCGGAGTCGGGAAAGATATTACTGCTCTATCCAAGGGAATCGACCGCGTAGCTATGGCCCTCGGCGCAGCCGCCGCTGCCGGTGTCGCCGCGTCCGTCGCCATAGTACAGTCTACCGCCACAAGCGCCGATGCCTTCATCAAGCAAGCACGCATGATTGGCATTACCACTGAAGAATTGCAAGCCCTCACCTATGCGGCTGACCTTCAGGGCGTGTCATCTGAAACGCTGAACACATCACTTGAAAAAATGATGCGGACTATGGGCGAATTGCGTAACGGTCAAGGTGCATTGGCAAAGTATCTTGAAGGAACCGACCGCGCCTTGCTCAAGCAATTGCAAACCGCCTCCTCCACTGAGGAAGCTTTCACACTCCTTATGGGCAAATTGTCATCGATGCCAGACGAATTTTCCCGTGCGCAATTCGCCCAACTTGCGTTCGGTAAGTCCGGCATGGATATGATTAAAATGGCAAGTGGTGGCGAGGAGGCAATCGCCGGGCTATTGGCTGAGGCTCACCGCTACGGAGTCATCTCCACCGAAGCAAGCGAAGCCAGCGAGTCGTATCTTGACAATCTTGCTCGACTCAAGGCAATGCTAATGGGATTAAAAAATCAAGTATTCTCCGCGCTCATCCCGAAGCTCGCCGCAGTTGTCGAGGCATTCGTCAAGCTCTTCGACGAAACCGAGCCCGGAGCGGGAATCATGGACAAGCTCAAGGCGGCAATCGACCGCGTAGACCCCGCCGCAGTCGTCCAGGGCCTCAAGGACTTTTGGGCGTGGATTTCCAAGGCCGCCAAAACGGTCGTCGATTTCATCAAGTTCATCGAGCCCCTGGCTCCGTTTATCCTGGGACTTGTGATAGCCATTAAAGCCGTGTCGCTGGCAATGGGTATCTTTAATGCCGTTATGATGGCAAGTCCCATCACCTGGATTATTCTTGGCGTAGTTGCACTCATTGCCGGCATCGTACTACTTATTAAACATTGGGACGAAATCGTTGCCGCCATGAAGCCCGTATGGGACGTCATCGTCAAAGTCGGTCAGGCGATTATGTCCTTCCTTTTGGCCCCGATCAATCTCGTCATCGACGCAATCGTCGGCCTATTGACGCTGATATCTAAGATTCCCGGCATCGGCCAAAAAATACAGCCGGCAATTGATGCCATCAAGGGATTCCAGGGTGGCATGAATAAAGCACTCACCGGAAACGAAGACCCGCGTATGGCGATGGCTAATGTCGTAACCTATGCCAATCCCTCCACCTACGGCGCCGAGTCGCGTTCCTACTCCGAGTCGCGTTCCGTCTCCGAGGTCTACGTCCGTCCCGAGCGTGGCGCCGCAATATCCACCACACCTGGTGGACCCGCACAACCAGCCTTATCCTACGGGAGGATTCAATGAGCGATGTTTTGACCATCGACCTTCCCGTTGTAGATTCTTCTTCTGTGCCTGCTTTTCTCTCTCGACTCCGTGCCGGGCGGTTTACCTCCCCGTCCGGCGTGGAGTCATCTTTTCTTTTCGATTCCCTCTCGCGCTCGCGGGCGAAAAAAACCGCCGTCCATGAGGTCGTAGATTCAGATGAGACAATTTTGCAAGACATGGGGTCAAGCCTTCATGTCTTCTCGATGGATGTCTATTTTGTCGGCGAAAATTGCGATAAAGAAGCCGATGCTTTCTACGCCAGCCTGTACGAGCGCTATACCCCAGACAACCCCGGAATACTCAACCATCCACGATGGGGGGATGTTACCGTTATACCTTTCGGCTCGCCAGAGCAGAATGAATCTTTCACAGGCTCGGGCGTCGGAATCGCTCGTGTTTCCGTAGAGTTCCGGGAAACAAAATCACAAGCGTTCTCAAAAGGCTCGAAGCTGTCCGCCTCTGGCATTGCCGACGCAACCAAAAAGATAGACGCCAATGCCTTAGAACGCGCGCAAAAAATGGTTGCCGAATCCAAGGTAGCCTATGCAAAATTCAAAGCGTCAATCAGACGAAAAACCAGTATCGTTACCGGATTCGTGGATGGCGTGTCCGACCTCATCGGTGATGTGCGCGAAGAAGTGGACTCCTTGACTTCCGACTTGTATTCAGCGCTTGACGAAGGCGCAATGCCAGTTGTCATCCTGTCACAACTGGGACAGATCATCCAAACTATCGCCGCTGTCCCGCAAACAACTACCGATATTGTCATGGGATACTATGGCATGGCCGTTGACATTATCGACTCATACGGCTCGGACGTTGCAAATGCGTCAACAAACGAAGAGAAAACCAACCTTGCCATATCATACCAGTACATGGGCGCAGTGTCAACTGCGGCTGTTGCACTATCGGCGGTCAATGTCACCTATGAAACCCGCGATGACGTGGCTGGTGTGCTTGATAGCATGACGGACGCTTATGGCAAATACCTTGCGCAAATGGCGGCGATTTCGTCCAGCTTGTCAAACGATATCACGACACTGTTCGTGCCAGACCACGATGTCGGTAGCGACCTGTACGGCGCAATCTACAATGCTCAAGCATTACTACTGGACCGGGCTTTCTCGCTTGCATCACGGCGTACCTATCGCCTACGTGCTCCATCAGACCCGCTGACGGAAACATGGACGCACTACGGCGACCTGGGGCGTCTCGATTTCTTTTGCAGGACAAATCGGATTGTAGGAACAGAATTTATCGAAATTCCAGCCGGAAGGGAATTGGTGTGGTATGAATGAGTAAACCAACTCAAGGCTCCTGGTACACCGTCACCTATGGCGATACAATCCGCAAAATCTCCCGTCTAGCCTATGGCCGTGACCTGTCATCTTTTATCGTCAATGCAAACTACGACACTCTGAAAGACCGGGAATTGTCCCTTGAAGGGATCCCGCTCATTTTCAGCGGTGATAAACTTTTTCTCCCGGTCTATAAAAATCGCTACAATAACGAAACGATAACCGCCGACTTTGACACGCAGATTGACGTGCTCTTGAACGGTGTCCGACTTGAAGGCGTAAAGGCGGGCCGCATTGGTCGCCAGATGAACCAGATCGCCAGCGGGTTTATCTTTGAAGTCCCTTTTGACCCGTACAACCGAGACCAGGTAGACCTCTTGCGTCCTTTCACTTGGCACACTGCACAACTCTATATCGGCGGCGAACTATACATCACCGCACTTGCGGCAAAATGGGACTATTCCGAATCCGATGCTGGCACCGTTGCAAAAATCGAATGTCGTACTATGCCAGGCGAAATGCTTGAGTGCATGGGTATGCGGAAAAGCCTGGTATTCAAAAAAGGCATGACCCTGTTGGATATCTGCCGGGAAGTAGCCGCTCCGTACGGGATCACCTGCTACTCATCCAGTGGCTCTGGCGGTGTCGTAACGCAAACTGCTGTCGGCGACGCTTTCGGTCGTGTGGAGCAAGACGCAACACAACCGGACGGCGAATTCTTGCAAGACCTCGCCAAGCAAAAAGGATTTTTGATTACCTCGCTGCCAGATGGCAACCTGCTCTTGTGCCGCGCGAACACCGAGGATAAGCCGGCATGCTCGCTTGTGCAGGGCGTCTATCCGCTCCTGTCCGTGGCGTCATCCTTCGATGGTTCCAAGCGGTATTCAAAGTGGATCGGACTGACCGAGGAATCCGGCATCTCCGGCATATCCGTCACGCTACAGGACTCAACCGTCTCTCGCCCTCGCGGCTTTGCGTTCAAGGCGTCAGAGGCCGAGGAAGGCAATATCAAAACGGCCGTACAGTGGCGCATGGCGAAGAGCTTTGCCGAGTCGATATCGATACCCGTGCGCGTGGCCGGTTGGCGCAATGCCAACGGCGAGCTGTGGGCCGAAAACATGAAAATTACGTTACAGGCGCCTGGCGCTTTTCTGTTCAAAGAGGCTGAATTCATTACCGAATCAGTCGAGCTGACGAAAGATGATGGCGGCGGCGACGTGGCGGAAATGCAACTTGTCCTACCGGAATCGTACACTCTCACTATGCCAAAAGAACCATTCCCATGGTCTGGTTATCCAAAACCACAGCCTGTAGCTGGGCCATCGAAAGCCCCGGGGCAACTGGAGATTGAATAATGGAACGCGCGAATTTCATATCGATTGCCAGTACAGAGATTGTCACACTTGATAGAGCTGAGGGACCTTCGGTAGTCGCTACTGCTTCAGGCGATGCTGAACGTGGACTAGATGCCGAAGTCTATGCGGCTCATGGGTTCGTCTCTCGGCCGTCAAAAAAAACGAAGGCAATCCGTATAAGGATTGGAAGCCTGTCAATTGTTATCGGCGCATATACCTATGGTGTCCAGCCTCCAGCCAATCCTGGAGCCGCGAAGCTGTACTCTACCGACGCCGATGGCGCCGAGCAGGGCTCGCACCTTGTGGACAATGACGGTACGCACGTATTCAACGAAGGCACCACCGAAGCCGCTCGCAAGGGTGACGCGGTGCAGTCTACCATGACCGATGATGCGACATTCTGGACGTGGATCGCGGCGGCCGGGGCGGTGCTCGCCGGCCTCGGGGTGGCCGCGCCAATACCGACGAGCCTGTCCGGAAAGATCACCGAAGGAACAAGCGAGGTGCTATTACCATGACCACAACCGGCGACGTGCTATTACAATACGACCCGCTGACGAACGAGTGCGATATTGCCTACGAAAACGGCCAGCCTGCCATGACCGATGGATTTGAAACGTGCGTACTGCTTGCAATTTTCGGCGAAAGCGGCCCGATGAATGGCATGACCGATAATCCCGATGAGCGCATGGATTCAGCGTTCCCGGCGGTCGTGCGTCGTGCAAAGGTCAACGATGAAACGAAGGTCAACGGAGAAAAGGCCATCGAACGGGCGCTTGCGTTTTTGGTGTCATCAAAGGCGGCGTCATCTGTAGAGGTAACAGGGAAAATCATTTCCGCTTTCGCTATTGGCTGGGACGTGGAGATTGTAGCACCAACCGGGAAGACTCGATATTCAATCAACTGGGAAAAAGGACTCTTGACCGCCAGGGGGTATAGATAATGGCACTACCGACAATTCCAAGTGCAACTGAAATAGCAGATCGAATCATCGCCGATATCGAAGGCGATACTAATCAAACAACTCCTGCGCTGGCAAAAGCGTTCAACAAAGTCGTCGCCCGTGCAGTCGCCGGTGTCGTCATCCTCTTGTACCACGCAATCCTCCGGGTCTACAAGCAGATTTTCCCGGAGACTGCGGACTACAAAGCGCTCGTACTACTCGGTAAGCTCGTCGGCATATCTCCTACGCCAGCAGTTGCGGCTGTCATCACCGCGAACGTCTATGGCACGAATGGCGAATCGGTCGCCGTCGGTACGGCGTTCAAATCGACGACCAATCAAGTCTACACCGTCACGACTGGTGGCACGATATCAGGCGGCTTGTGCCTCTGCACCCTCACGGCTGTACTGGCTGGCGACTCTGGCAACATTGCGGACGGAGAAACGCTATCGATCATCACGCCCGATACCGTGCTGACTGGCACGGCGGTGGTGGTTGGCACGACGACCGACGGAGATGACGAGGAAAGTGAGGCTTCATTCCGTGCCCGGGTGATTGCACGGTATAAGAAACGATTCACTGGTGGAAGCCCTGCCGATTATGAGTTGTGGGGACTGGAAGCGCCGCATTTTATTTGGGTATCACCGTATGCTGGAAACGAACCAGGTACTGTTTGGGTATATGGCGAGGTGGACAATCAAGTTGACGGAATACCCGATGCCGCGCAGCTGGCAACACTTAAAGACTATTTGACATACGACCCGGAAACAGGACTGGAAACACGCCGACCAATTGGCGCGGAAATTACTACGCTTCCTATAAGCCGGAAAACATTTGATTTTGACATTTCAATTTCAGGCGCATCGACGGCAACAAAGAATGATATTGAAGCAGCATTGTCAGATTATCTTTTGTCATTGTCTCCGTATAACGAAGGCGTATCACTCGAACGAAACGACGCGGTAACTGATACCGGTGCGTCGTCGGTTGTCAATGACGTTGCGCGTTCCGCAGGTGCCACGGTAATATCACTCATTGTGCGTGACGGGGATTCATCGTCACCGCTGACAAACTATATTTTATACGGCGGACAAAAAGCAAAGCTCGGAACGATTACCTTCGTTGACCGGGTGTAGTGTGACGGCAATGGAGGACGCAATGGCAATCAGTGACAGCATAGCGCAAACCATACGCCGCATAGGTATTGCCGGCGGCATCCTCGGTGGTCCGACTATACGCAAGCTCTGGCAAGGCCTGTCAAAAGAATTCGGCCGTGTATGGGACTACCTGGGACTTGTTGAATCGGCAACGGTACCATCGCCGGAAACTGCGATTGAAACGCTTTCAGACCTTGAGGATAAATACGGACTGCCGGCAGCGGAAGAAATGACCGACGATGAGCGCATAGCCAGACTGGTAGAACGTGCGTCGCAACACGGCTCCGGCGGCGCGGGGTGGTTGCAACAACAGATTCAGGCCGCTGGTTTTCCGTTGTATGTAATTGAAAACAGCCCGCGGCCGGCGGAAGAAACGCAATTTGGCGACGTGCAATTTTCGCCGACAACACAATTTGCACTTATGCCGAAGCGTGTTGATCCATTGACCGTGCCCGGTGTTTTGATTACATCGTCTGCTTATTCTGCCGGTGCCGGACGGATGGCAACTGAATCACAATTTGGCGTCGGTATGCAATTTGGCTCGTCGTTTTTTGGAACACGTGACCCTAACTATATTTTCCCACAACCGCGAGAACGGCAGATACCAACCGATACGCAAAAATGGTCACGGTTCTTTTTCTTGTCACCGTTTCCGGACCGATTGGCAAGTATAGACGAAATGCTTTTACTATCATCGGAAAAGATACGATACCTTACGCAACTTGTGCAGACAATAAAGTATTTACACCTATGGTGCATTGCACAGGTTCAAGAGGATATTGTATTGACAACGGAAGACGGCGAAATCTTGACAACGGAAGACGGAATCAACCTTGCAGGATAACATAGACAAAGGACAGTATAAGGAGGGCATATAACAATGGCGGAAGTCAAAAAGAAATTTAGCCAGCTTGACCCTGGAAGCGTTCCATTCGAAGGAACGGAAATACTCGCGGCGGTACAGGGCGGCATAACAAAACGCGGCACTATTTCGGGCATACATGGCGCGGGATGGTGGGATAAATTAAAAGCGGCGTTTATCGACTTTATCGCACCGGATGCACTGCACGCGAATGACGCGGATACGATCGGCGGTGAGACGTCGGCAGAATTGCATAATGCTGGCGCACTAACAGGTGTTGCACCGCTGTCTGTAATACCCGCAGAATTGACGGGGAAAAATGCTGCAACGGCGACCTATGCGACGAATGCGGGATACGCAACAAATGCTGCAACGGCGACCTATGCGACGAATGCGGGATACGCAACAACGGCGGGCAGAACCCCAAACGACTACGGCGCATCACTTCCGCCGCCAGACGAAACACACCACGGAGGTTTTTTTTATCGTACGGAGGGTACGATGCCAGCGCTTGTCGGTCTGTATTATTGTGCACGGACAGGTTCGTCGTCGTATTCATGGATAAAAATATCGGCATAACCAAACCAACAAAAAGGAGAAATAAATGAGAAATTTACCTTCAATAGTATCAAATTACGATTCGGCATC